TTTCACCCAAAACAGGATCTTCCAACAAATCGGGAGAGTTTGACATCGCATTTGACTGTATGCCGCAGCGGTTTCTGGTGTCTGGCAACACACCGGTCACCTTTTCCGCCGATGGCACGATCACAAACCCGACGCTGTATGCAGCGCGGCCGCTGATCACCGTCTACGGGAGCGGGACCGTCGGCGTAGGCGGTGTGTCCGTCACGGTCGAGGAAAACGATTTTGACTATATCGACATCGACTGCGCCGTGATGGATGCCTATTTCGGGGCCAACAATGCAAACAGCTACATTACAATCAGCGGCAATTTTCCCGTCCTGGAGGCGGGGGAGACGTCGATCAGCATAACCGGCGACATTTCGCAGGTTGTCATCACGCCAAGGTGGTGGACAGTATGATCCCAATTTTATACGACGCCGGCGAGACCGCCTTTGCCACCAATGGCCTGGGCGGGCTGTCCGATGCAATTACCTGCAAGGTGACGGAGGAGCGCAACGGTGCCTATGAGCTGGAAATGCAATATCCGGTAGACGGGCGGCACTTTTCCGATATCACGCACAGCCGGATCATCTGGGCGGTACCGGCGGACGGGAAGCCGGGTCAGCCATTCCGAATCTACAAAATCACCAAGCCGCTGAACGGAAAATGCACCATATACGCGGAACATATCAGCTATCAGCTGAATCACATACCGGTCATGCCGTTCACGGCCACCAGCTGCGCCGACGCGCTGAATCAGATGGTCCAACATGCGGCCCAGGATTGCCCCTTCGAGGTCTGGACGGACAAGGAGGTGGACGGGCCGTTCACGCTGCTGCACCCGGAGCAGTTTCGAGCAATCCTGAATGGACAGCAGAATTCCATCACCGACGTGTACGGGAAAGGGGAGTACGAATTTGACCTGTGGACGGTCAAGTTGCATCTGAACCGGGGCGCAAACACCGGCGTCGTGATCCACTACGGAAAAAACCTGACGGACCTGAAGCAGGAGGAAAACATCGAGGGAACGATCACAGGCGTGTGCCCGTTCTGGGCGAGCGACGAGACCGGCGAGATCGTAACACTGCCGGAAAATGCGACTTGGAGCGCAAATGCGGACAATTATCCGTACCGAAGGACCCGCGTGGTTGATTTTACGTCAGATTTTGAAGAAATGCCGACGGAAGACCAGCTGCGGACGCGGGCGGAAAAATACATCGAGGACAACAACATCGGAATCCCGGACGTGAATATCACTATCAAGTTTGTGCCGCTGTGGCAGACCGAGAATTACCGAGATCTGGCCGTGCTGGAGCGGGTCAACCTGTGCGATACCATTTCTGTCTATTATGACAAACTGGGCGTTACCGCAACGGCACAGGTGGTCAAGACGGTCTATAACGTGTTGAAGGAGCGGTACGACAGCATCGAGGTCGGAAACGCCAAAACCACGCTGGCCTCCACCATCAGTCAGATGGGGGAAACGATCACCAACCAGACGCAGAACGCCGTCAGCAGCCTGCGGTCCTGGGTCAGTTATCAATCGCAGCTGATCACCGGCGGCCTGGGCGGGTATATCACGTTTGTGTACAACCAGGACGGAACGCCGGCGGAGCTGCTGGTCATGGATCAGCCCAGCATTGGCAGCGCGGTCAATCTGATCCGCATGAATAACGGCGGCATTGCATTTTCCAACAACGGGTACAATGGGCCGTTTGTGTCAGCCTGGACGATTGACGGCAGCTTCAGCGCGGATTTTGTGCGGACGGGAACCATGGTGGCCAACCGGATCCGGGGCGGCACGCTGACACTTGGCAGCCAGGACAACGACAGCGGCGTCCTGGAAGTTTACGATGCAGCAAACAACCTGGTGGTCCGGGCCGACAATACCGGGCTGAAAGTCTACGGATCGGACGGCAGTTACGTCGTTATGAACGCGACGGACGGGTTTGCCGGGTACGACCGGAACGGCACGAAGATCTATTGGGCGGCAGCGCAGGAATTCCACATGAGAAACGCGCAGGTTGAGTACGATTTCACACTGGCGCAGACGATGCGGTACATTCCTATCCAGACGTCAACCAACAGGGGCGTCGGACTGGTGCCATACATTGAGGGGGTGAGCTGATGGCAAGCGGAACGATAAATTTAACACAATCCGGAACGCTGCAAGGTTACATCAGTTGGACGAGCACCAGTAACGGGTCGGCGGCGAATACATCAAACGTGACCGCAAAACTATACATCCGCAAGGACCCGACAACGACCACGGAGCCAACATACGGATATTGGACGTTTCGGCTGACCGTCAACGGGTCAAACTATGGGACCACGTCCTGGTACGGATCGGTCGGCCAGAGCTACGTCAATATCGCATCGTACACGCTGAACAATGTAGCCCACAATGCGGACGGCAACAAATCAATCACCATTTCCGGATCTTGCACAGGCCCGAGCGGTACATCTATGTCCGGTTACACGGCTTCCGGCTCCGGTACGGCAGTCTTGGACAAGATACCGCGGTACGCCACCTGCACCCAGTCCAATACGGCAAAAACTGAAACCACCATCACCATCAAATGGACATCAGACAGCACGATTGATTACGTGTGGTATAGCATCAATGGCGGGTCAAGCTGGACAGCGGTTGGGTCTGTTAACGCATCTTCTGGCACGTACATTATAAGTGGACGGGCGGCAGGGACGACCTACAGCATCAAAACCCGTGTGCGCCGGAAGGACAGCCAGTTGACAACGGACAGCGCCGCCTTGTCGGTTGCAACATACGCATATCCCTATTGCACAACTGCCCCGAATTTTGTTATTGGCAATGCGGTCACACTATCGTTTTACAATCCGCTGAAGCGACAGTTTACATTTTCCATCGTGGCAAACGGGACGGAGCTGACGGACAGCGACTGGAAAACGACCGGGACAAGCTACACAGGCTTAGCGGCTACGGGTACACAGACCCGGTTATATGCAACCATCCCCAACACAAAAACCGCCACCTACAGCGTAAAGGTGACATACGGGTCGGTCGTTAACACCAAAACGGGCGGCACATACAGCGTCAACACATCGGCAAACGCGCCGAGCGTCACCGAGCTGACCTATGCTGATATTAACAGTATCACAACGGCAATCACGGAGAACGACCAACAAATAATTCGGAACAAATCGACTGTACGCTATACCGTTACAGGGGCGTCGGCGAAAAATTCCGCAACGGTGGCATCTGTAAAGGTTACGGTCAACGGTCTGACGTATACGCTGACGACATCTGGAAGTAACTATGTCGGCGGCAATGCGGTCATCAACTCTGCAGGCAATGTCACGGCAACAGCAACTGTAACAGACAGCCGGGGTCTGACAGCTACCAAGTCCGTCACGGTAACGATGCTTGACTGGATAAAACCGACTGCAATCATCAATATGCAACGGCTTAACAACTTTTACAGCACCACGAACATCACGGTTGACGCAGACTATTCCAGCCTTGACGGAAAAAACACAATCACAATCACCTACAGGGCAGGAATCCAAGGTTCCGGGGCTTACACGGTGACCGGGACACTACAAGACAACGTACAGGGCAGTTTTGAGGCTGACAACGAACAGAACTGGTCTGTTCAAGTAACCGTTCAAGACCTGTTCGACAGCACGACATATACACTGTCCATTGGGCGTGGTATCCCCATCGTTTTCTATGACGTTGATAAATCTTCGGTCGGCATCAACACATTTCCATCGCACGACAACAGCCTTGAAGGTCTGGACATCTACATGAACCAAGTCGGCATTATGGGATTAAAAGCGGTACTGACATCGGAAGAGGATTTGAACGACATCACGGAACAGGGGATTTATTATCAGCCATATTCTGCGAACGCAACACCGGCACATCACTATCCAGCACCGATCGCTGGCTATCTCCAAGTGATCAATGCCGCTGGTCTTTTTGGTTCTGGCGCAGAAGTGATCCATCGTTACATTTCATATCGGCATGATTCTGGATCAACGCCAGAAACATGCACACGTTCCAAATCTGGTGCAAACTGGAGCAACTGGACACCAAAACCAGAAGCGGTGTTGACTGTCAATTATCTGTCAAACAGATGCAAACAGC